CCGAGTGCCGTCTCCATCGCCGACGACGCCCGTGCGATGGAGTCCAACTCGCGCTCGGAATCGTCCGCTGCCTTCCGCAAGGCGTCGGCCAGATCCTTGCCAGAAATCTCGGTCTTGCCGAGTTCCTTCTGTGTGTCCTCCAAGGACTTGATGGCGTCGCGAACTGCGTACTCAACGACGGTTGTGATGCGGTTCGCCATCGTTGCTCCCTACAGTCGCGCCATGAAACTGGCAAAGAACAGCCGCAACACTCATCGCGCTAGCCGAGGTGCTTCTTCGTAAGCTCCAGCAGCCCACGCTCAACCAGCGGCAACAACTGGCGCTCGAACAGCGCCACGGCGTCGGATGCCGTGTTCTTGGCTTGTGTGGTTCCGTTCCAGCGACGACCACGCGACGCACGCACCCGTCGCACCGTTCCATCGCTGCGACGCGCTGTTGCACCCGTGCGACGATTGACGCCAGGGCCAGCGAAACCACCCGCATTCCCCTGGTTGCGGCCACGCTCGGCCACCGTCCACGGACCCGCCGACCGCTTCGTCGGCGAGATGAGCACGCCCTGGTCGGGCTTGCGGAGCGACCGGAACTGCGTCTCCAGTTCGGGCACCCAGCCCGAGAACTTTGCGTCACCGCCAAGGTCGGCGGCGGCAGCTTGCGCCGCCAGCCGCTTGGCCCGCTCACCGATCTCCCGGTTGGTGCGGGCCAGGCCGTCGCCCGCCAGATCCTTCGCCAACGCACCGAACGCCTTGGCGTCACCAGCGAACGACCGGCCAGCCATCAGCTTGTCAGGACGTGAGCCGGTTCGGGCGGCCCGACAGACGCAACGTCAGCGACTTCGTCGCCAACGCACCGACGGAACCGCCGAGCATCGTGCCGCCGAAGTTGCGCACCAGCGCAACATAGCTCGGGTTCGTGCTTGACCGCGCCGCACTGGTCGGCTTGACGTCGATGTAGATCGGCTGCACACCGGGACCGAACGTGCCACCGAGACCGAACAGAGCGTCGGAGTTGGTGGCGGCATACGAATCGTTGAACGTGAGCGAGATGTTGCCGGCGGCCAAACCCGACGTCACCTCACGCCAACCACCAGAGGCGAAGTTCGTGTAATCAACCTCGTCCCAGTTCAGCGACACCTCGACCGAGGTGATCATGGACGAGATGTCGGTCGCCGTGGTGATGGTGCCCGACGCCGCAGCGGACGTGCCCGGCGCGGTGCCGGTCCAGGCGCCGCCGACGAGCACGGTCGCGGAGGTGAGAACGAATGCGGACATGAGTGCTCCTTGTGAATGTTGGTCAGGCGGCGCCGGCGGCGACGAAGAACGTGACGGACGTGAACCCGGTGATCGTCCACGCGGTGCGAATGTGTGTCTCACCGGAGAACGCACCGACCGCAGCGGCCGCGAACTGTGAACCGCCAGCGGTGAACGACTGGGAAGTGATACGCGTCGTCGGCGACGAGAACCCGGCGGCATCGTCGGTCTGCACCGTGAACACGATCGAACCGGAACCGGTCACCGACGTGACGTGGAACGACGCACCGAGCGCCTGCGTCGAACCCGGATTCGTGAACGTGGTGACGGTGCCGTTGCCGGTGGCCGTGCGAGCGGCAAGCGGATGCAACACCTGCGCCCGGGCAGGGCGAGAATCGCCGTTGAACGTGACATTGAACCCGGCGGCCTGCCCGACAGAGCCGGTGAGCGGGGTGTAGGTGAAATCCCAGCCCTGGCCGATGTAGCACGGATCGGCGATCGTGTCCCCGGCGTTCTGCGGGCACACACTGAACGCCTGACGGCCGACGGTCGTGCCGCCGACCAGGGCGTCAGGGCCAGCCGCCGAGAACGACTGGAAACCTTGCACCGACAGCATGTGTCGGGACAGGCCGCCGATCACCTGCCGCCACCCGCCCGCGTTGAGCGGCGTAATGTCGACTTCGTCCTGTTCGACCATGACCTCGGCCGACGAAGCGAACCCGGCAAGGTCCCCCGAACCGACGAGGATACGCATGTTGGTGTTGACGAATGCGGTCACGCTTGCGCTCCTTGCTTGCGGACGTGGACACGGGCGACGATCTCGCCCTGCGCGGTGTCGGGCAGCACGCTGACACGCTCGATCTCGACGGTTTCGGCGACACCGTCGAAAGTCGGGTCGGTGTAGATCGCGTCCATGAGCGAACTGGCGTTGCCGGTGCCGACCGACAGCAGGTCGTCAAGACGACGTGTCGCCGACTGGTCAACCCCGGCCGGATCGACAACGATGCGAAACACGACCGACGCAAGCCCGATAGCGCCGAAAGTGCCCCAGTAGTCGACCTCGTCCAACTCGAGACGCACCACCGGCCCACGCATTCCGGCGCCGTCAACGTCAACATTGATCTCGCGTGCCAGGTTGGCGCGCAACTGGGCGCCGATCGCTGCGCGCACCTCGGACAGAGTGAGACTCACCCGAGCCCCCATGCCTCGACGCGCCGATAATGGTTGATCGCATCTCTCACGATCGGGTTCGTGCGGGCAGTCACACCACCAACATCCGAGAAGCCGACGAGGCCGAGCTTCACCTCGTCGCGGTTGACGATGATCTCCTTGGCGACGATGAGCGCCGCCTGCACGATCCGGTCAGGGATCGCCGTCCAGCCCCAGCGGGCCGTGATCGTGATCGTGTCGTCATCAGACGCCGTCCACGACCCCGACCACGACCCCGACAACAGGCGTGCTTGTTCATATGGTCGGGCCTCACCTGCCCACGTCAGGCCGTTCAACGGCTCCAGACGATACGACGCCGACGAGATGGCACCGATCGACACGACCTGCACGGCGTCGTGGAAACGGATCACTTCGCCTGGCGGGACGTTGTAGACACGGGCCGACGGTGTCACCGAAGCTACGACGAACGCACGCTGGCACGCCTGGTCGATCGTCGCCTCAGCGGTGTTGCCGGCAGCTTCGATGAAGTCGTCGTCAGCCGTCGGGATCTCCGACCGGGCGTAGTCCTTGATCTGCTCGACAGACAGATACCTCACCGCGTCACCGGCTTTCGCACCGCACGCTCGACACCCTGCGTGCGCGTCGCCGTCTCCGGTCGCTGTACGCCGTCAAGCCATCCGACGAACTCGGAGAAGGCCGCAGGAAGCGCCGTGACGGGCGCCGCACCATAAGTGGCGTCCCAGTGCCGGTTATCGCAGTCGCGAGCCCACACGCCCACAGGACCGGGCACGGTGACGATCTCGGCGTCAGGTGCGCCGGCAATGTTGAGGCACATGCGCGCCACCTCCTCACACGTCACAGCACCCTGGGCGCCGACGTTCACGGGGCCGTTGTAACGGTCGTCGAAGCCGAGCGTGACGAACCGCTCCACGGCGTCGTCGATGAACAGATACGACCGCATCTGCCGACCGCTCCCCCACAGTTCCAGGCGTCGGCTGGTGCGTGCGGCGATGGCCTTGGTGGCGACGGCGGCGGGGAACTTCATCCGCTGGCCTTCGTGCTCCTGAAAGGGGCCAAAGATCGTGTGGCAGATCGCCACACGAGCGTCGAACGGCGCACGTTCGCACAACTGCAAGCCGTAGCGCTTCTCCTGCCCGTAGCCGGCGTCCGGCGTGCCCCACGACAGGTGCGACGACTCACGCAGACGTGGTGCGACGCCGGGTGTCTGCTGGATCTCTGTGGCGTACGCGCACGCGCTCGACGTGTAGACCATGCGGTCGGTGCCGGCCTCGGTGCAGGCTCGCAGCACGTTGGCGGTGATGATGCCGTTGGTCAGGCTGGCGGGCCAGTCCTGCGGGCCGTGGAACCACGCCACGCCGCCCATGTCGGCAGCGAGGTGATACACGAGGTCGGCACCGGCGACGGCCTCACGTGCAGCGTTGGCGTCGATCAGATCGAGTCGGCGCAGGTTCGCCCCGACGAGCGCCGAAGACCGGAACGCCGGGAACTGCACGTCGACAGCGGTGACGTCGTGGCTGTCGTCGACCAGGCGACGCACAAGGTTGCAGCCGATGAACCCGCCGCCGCCGAGCACCGTCACGCGAGCCATGTGAACGCCTCCCGGTCGAACGGCCAGATGCCGACGTCGCGTTGCGGGCGGCCGTAGCGGGGATCGTCCGGCGACGTGCCGACCATGTGGTCGCTCCAGTGGTCGTAGATGTACAGGCACCGGGCGAGGTAGGTGCCCGACTCGCACTGCTCATGCGCTGCGGCTGACCATGCCCGGTCGGCCGTGTACTCGTTGCCGAAGCGAACACGACGTGCGATGTCGGTGCGCACCGGACACTTCGGGCTGACGCCACGATCCAGGCTGCGCCACGACGTGTCGCCGCCGATGCGGTGGCGCACACGTCCGGCGTAGCGGCCGTCCTCGAGCCACAAGATGTCGTGACCGATGAAGTCGAGATCGTGCTCGGCGAGCTGCGTGATCGTGGCGACGTAGTCAGAGGTAACAAGATCGTCGTCGTCGATGGCGACGACGTAGGTGCCGCGGGCGGCAGCAAACATCTCGTTGAGCTTGTCGCCCATCGGGCGACGGCCTGGCGAGACGAGGACTTCGACCCGGTCGGACAGTTGCGGTTGCAGTGTCCACAGCAGACGGGACAGCAGCGACTCGCGGCCGGGCACCGTCGGGATGCAGATGGTGAGGTCGATCATCGGACGAGATCAGCCCACAGCGACTTGCGCATGTCGAACATGCGGGCGTCGCGGTCGAACTCGGCCATCGACCGCTGATAGGTCGCGTCGATCTCGGCCTTGCCGGCGGCGGGGTGCAGGTGCTCCACGATCGCCGACAGGCACGGCCGGAACTCGCCGCGCATCTTCGCGGTGGCGATGAACTCGGTGTCGCAGAAGTTGTGGTCGAAGCACTCGGCCAGGAACGAGCCGGGCCCCTCGTCGACCACGCCGCCGAGCTCGTCGAGGTAGCTGCGGCGCACCAGCGAGTGCGTCGAGTGCCAGCCCTTCAGGACGTAGGCGTTGTACAGGTCGTTCGTGCCGATCACTCGGCCCGTCTCCTGCAGGCACTCGGCATGCCACCAGGGGCGGAAGTTCAGGTCGTCGGCGCCGCAGAACAACCACTCGCCGTCGGTGGCGTGGTAGGCCGTGTTGACGGCGCCCTGGTAGTTCCTTGTGCGGCTGTTGAGAACCGGCTCAAGGTCGAGCGCCTTGACGGCGGCGATTGAGTCGGCGTCGTGGGCTTCGCAGACAAACACGATGCGGTGCGCTGCACTGGTCGCCTTGGTGATGTTGTCGACGACCTCGGCGATGCGATGCGGGCGGCCGAGCGTGGGGATGATGATGTCGATCACGCCATCTCCACCAACGTCGGCTGGAACCGGAACAGGTCGGGGGTGAGCTTGATCGACTTGATGTGCCCGACCTCGACGCCGGTGTGCACGAAGATCGGATAACCGGCGCGCTGGGCCTGCATGCAGAAGAACAGATCTTCACTGATCCAGTAGTCGTTGCGTTCGCACCACTCGATGCCGGGACGGTCGTCCTCCACGATCTCCTCGCGGAACCAGGGATACAGCTTGCCGACCGCGG